AGAAGTTCTTTCTTCATTCAAAGCAGCAACTGTGTTTGAGTCTCTACACAACGTACGGACAATAGCATCAGGTAAGAGCAGTCAGTTTCCAATAATTGGAAATTCTTCAACTGCATACCATACGCCAGGTACGCAGCTTACAGGCAACGCTATCAAGCACGCTGAAGTAACCATTAACATTGATGACAAGCTTGTATCAAACGTATTCATCGCAGACGTTGATGAAGCCAAGAACCATTATGACGTTAGATCTCAATACTCCATTGAGATGGGCACGGCTCTTGCAAATACATTTGACAAGAACGTAGCAGCTACTATTGCTCAAGCAGCAAGAACCAGCACTAACGCTAACACTGATCTTCCTGGTGGTACTCGTATCAAGATTGTTGCTGCTAACAAAGCAGCCATTACTGGTGCGAACTTGGTATCTGCAATGTGGGCAGCAGCCGAGAAGTTTGATATCAACAACGTCCCTGAGAATGATCGTTACATTGTTCTTGGCCCAACTGAGTACTACAAGTTAGCTCAGACAACAGACGTACTCAACAGAGACTGGGGTGGTTCTGGAGCATACGCAGAAGGAACAGTCTTGAAGGTAGCTGGTATCAGCATCATCAAGTCTAACCACTTGCCAACTACAAACCGTTCTGCTGTAACTGGTGAGAACAACACATACCATGCTAACTACACAGACAGCGTTGGACTTGTATTCAACAAGCAAGCTGTTGGTACGGTTAAGCTAATGGACTTGAAGATGGAGCAGACAGGCTCAGATGTTCATGCGTTATGGCAGGGAACATTTATGGTCGGATCTATGATGCACGGTACAGGCGTTCTACGTCCAGATTGTGCTATCGAAGTTTACTGGGCAACCAGCTAATTACTATGGGGGCTTCGTGCCCCCTTCTTTCTTATGGGTCTTAACCTCACTTCAGAATTAGAAGCAGTCAACAAGGTATTGAGAATGATGGGTGAAGCACCTGTTAACTCCTTGGCTGGTCAGTTCGGTCTTGCAAAGCAAGCAAACGATACGCTTAAAGAAGTAAGCAGAACAGTTCAATCAGAAGGGTGGTCATTTAATACTGACTACGAGAGAACTCTGACTCGTACTGCTGGTACTAATGAAATTGAATTGAGTTCAGATATAAGCAGAGTAAAGATTGATCCTTATGAGTACCCAGACAATGAGGTAGTCCAAAGAGGATTGAAGTTATACGACAGAAGAAACAATACTTCTATCTTTGAAGAAGATTTAACAGCAGATGTAACGTACTTCCTAGATTGGACTGACCTACCTGAACACGCTCGTCAATACATAATGACGAAGGCAGGTCGCACACTACAAGAACAGATACTAGGCAGTGCAGATCTAAGTCAAATAAATATCACAGCAGAAGCAGAAGCAAGGGCACAATTCTTAGAAGAAGAAACTAATGCAGGAGATCACAATATGATTAGAGGTAATCCTAATCACACAGGAGTATTCCAGACTTACAACCCAAGTCGTACTGTTCTTAGATAGTCATGCCTTTAATTACTTCTGCAATCCCGAACCTTATTAATGGGGTTAGTCAGCAACCGCCTGCCTTGAGGCTGGCATCACAAGCAGAGGAAGTAGTTAATTGTATGTCGAGTCCAGTCGAAGGACTGAAGAAGAGGCCACCACTAAATAATGTTGCTCGTTTATTTACTGAAAACAAATCAACAGTCCGACCATTTGTTCACATGGTGTCAAGAACTGACGCTATTAATTACATCGTCATCATTCAAGATGGTGCGATCAAGGTAGCAAACTTAGACGGAACACTTGTTACTCCTGCGACACCAGACGGAGTTAGTTACTTAGATGTAACTGGTCATCCTTCAGAGCATTTCAGAGTTGCATCTATTGCTGACTACACATTTATTGTTAACAAAGAAAAGGAAGTGGCTATGTCCACTGACTTGTCACCAGCAACAATTACTGATCCCACAGCAATGGTGTTCATTAAGGTTGCAAACTATGACACTGAGTACAGCGTTACGCTAGGAGGTACAACCAAAACATATACAACACCTCCTGCTGGTGGAGAACAGATTGAATGTTCCTACTCTCAAGCAGCTAACAGTTCCAGCGTTTTGGTTAACGCAACTGCACATGGATTAGTAACAGGCGACAAAATTAAAATTACTTTTGCTACTGCGTCTGGTGGAATAGCTGGTACTTACGAAGTAACTTC